AGAAAGATCGAACTTAGGTCCAGAGGATGAGGGATATTTAGCTAAAGGGTCAGAAGGATTTCTTGGAACTAAAGCATTGATGGATGATAGCCACAATGTAAACAAAGAAATAGCCCATGAAGTCGGTGAATCTGGCAGTAGGTTTGCTGGAGGTATGGCTACAGCTGCGCTTTTTTCAAAAGGAGGTTTAATGGCAGGAACAGCAATAGGCGGTCCTATAGGTGGAGCAATAGGATGGCTAGGCGGTGGTATTATAGGTTATGCAGCTGGTTCGGAAACAGCGGAAGTGGGCTATGGAATGATAAAAAATAATATGGATGACGATTTGTCTGCAGCAAGAGATTCTGGTTTATATAATTGGGAAGTCATTGGTCCTAGTATACTAGACAAATCTATGCTAGCAGAAGCACCTACACCACAATTACAAGCTATATTAAGGCACAATGATTTAAATGAATTAGATACAGCGCTTGTACAGGAAGAATTAATGAGCAGAGGAGGAACAACAGCAATAAATCCTCAGGGACAGACGCTAATTGAACAAGAAGTTACTCAAGATCTGGCAGCTGCAATTTTACCAACAAGCGATGCAATAGGAAATACAACGGAAACTTTAGCAGATGCTACAATGCAAGAAGCTAAGACAATAAATGTTAGCAAAGATGACAATAGTATTAAAACTACAACCATAGAAAAAGGTGAAGCCTTTTTAGTTGAAGGTCCGCAAACCAACGATAATAGTTTAAGTTGGTTAAACAAAAGAAATTTAATTGCTACTGCTTAAACTCTAAACTTTAGACTAATAACTCTATCTCTTAATCTATTAGCTCTTGATCCTACCTGTGTAGCCCAACGACTATCCATCATTTCAATAGCTGCCTTTTCCCAATCACCTTCATTGATGGCACCTATAAATTTTTTAAATTTGCCTAGTCTTGTTCTACCTAAGTTGAACATCATGTTAACAAGAATCTCTTGTAGTTCGCCTGGATACTCTTCCCAATGTTCTTTAAACAATGCCTTACATTCTGATATTGCTATATCCAAATCTTTTTCAAAACACTCTTTAACTCTTTCTTCAGATATTTTCCAACCTGAGGATTTGTTATATTCTTCGTCCGTTTCCAGTATTAAATGTCCTACACCAAATGTAGGATATCCTAGATGATCTTTGTATATTTCATACACGACACCTTCGTCTATTTTTAATTGTTCGTAAATGCTATTTCTGTTCATTTAAATTGTTTCCAATGTTTTTTTAGCCAGTGCTCCGAATACATCGGCCGGCTTCATGTAGTTTATAGTAATACTCTTACGCATTACCTCGTATTCACCCTCCCTAGGAAGTTCATAATCTGCAGGTTCCCCTGCTGCTTCTTTTTGATAGTTTAACTTATGTTCTCTATCAGTCATTTCGTTTGGAAACATTCGTGAACTAATAGTTTCCAAGTCCCATATAGATTTGTTGTATACATAATGTTCTAACCAACCAGGCCATATAAGTAAATCTCCAGGTTTAGGTTTTATAACAATTTCTTCTTGTAGTCCTGAATTAATTTTGCCTGGCAACCAACCTTGTAATATACTACCCATAGGATTTCTAAATGCTATTGGTGTATGTTCTTCTCCTATGTCTACATAGTATGTTGCTGAAAATAAAAACTGTGCATGATTGTGCCAAGCATAACTATCTTTAGAATCAAAGCAAGACCACCATGAAAATGTTTGCCAATATTTTTCTAAGTTTTCTTTATATGGATAATCACATAATTGTTCTAAATATTTAATTGCATGTCCTCTGCAAATATTATGTAGTTCCTTGCTGTCTTGTATATTAACCATAGAGTCTTTCTTAGAAACAGCACAATGTATTCCGTTCTCATCATAACAAGAAAGTTTTCTAAAATATCTACCTTTAATAGGACCAACAGTTTCTAAATAATTAGATCTATTGTCATATTCTTTTTGTATATCTTCTGATAGCCGAGGAATTAAATCCATTGCTATATTGGATTCGTGATAAATCGGTAGTTGAAAATAGTCTGTCATACTTTTATTTATATCAGACAAAAAGAAGCCCTCTTAAGAGGGCTCCAAAACTATGAAAGTTTAGCTATCTTCTGCAAGGGACTTGAAGTAAGATAGTGTATCATCCTCTTCTGAATCTGATGACTCAGGAGCTGATACTGCTGGCGCTGCTTGGACGCTTTTCACTTTTTCCATAAAATGATCGTCTTCTGCATCATTAGTAGTAGCTGATATAGACTCTGCTGTTGGAGCTGTCTGGCCTTTTAGGACTAAGTCCAATTTAGCTTTTAACTCCTCATAAGATTTAAATTGGTCTGGAGCTACAACACCCGCTAAGGAATGTTGTGTTTGCCATAGACCTTCAATTTTAGCATCATCATCTGCTACCGGGCTTGGGCTATCAAATTCACTTTTATCATAATTACGATATCCTTCTACCTGTCTAATTTTTAATTTGAAGTTAGCACCTTCCCAGAAATCAAAAGGATTAACTGGATTCTCATCTTCAAATTGAGGCTGCATAACATCTTTAATTTTATCAAAGATCTTTTTACCAAACTTGTATAGGTAAACTTGACCTACAGCGTCTGGGTTGCCAGAGTCTTCAACGACTAAGATGTTAGCATAATAATTTAAGCGTCTCTTTTGCTTACGAGCTATTTCTTTGTTAGCTTCAACACCAGAGTTCCATAGTTCAGAGTTTAATTCTGAAACTGGATCTTGTTTGTTTAGCGTAGTAAGAGAGTTCTCGATATACCATTTTCCACCAGGGCCTTGAAAACCATGATTGAAAATTCTAACCCATGGCATATCCTCGCCTTGTGGTGCAGGCAAAAACCTGATAACGGCATAACCGTTTCCTGCTTTGTCTACTGTGGGTTTCCATTCCCTTTCATCTTTCTGAAAGTTAGATTTAGGGTTTGAGATTTTATCGACTTCCTTCATTAAGTTGTCGAATTTTCCGCGTGAATTGCGAAGTTCTGAAAGTGTATTAAACGACATATATATTCTCCTGTATTGCGTTGTATTACGGTTTATTTACGATGTATTAGAACTATTTCTAGTCCTAGCAATTATATTTATAAGATCTTGATGCTTTAGATATAAGTTTTTGGTACTCTTACCTATAAAAGGTGTGTACTTATTAACCAATAAACAAGTGTCTTTTAGTATTAGATCATCATTGTAATCATTACAAAAGTTCAATCCTTTATTCATTATAACTACTGTTTCTAATGTTATTTGTCTTCCTAATAACATTTTTAAAATAAGAGGATGCTGAGTATCAACTGTTGCATCTTCTATTTTTTCAATTTCCATTCTTGTCTGAATGGTATTGAGATCTGCTTCAAATGTATAGCCCATTCTTTGTTGTCTTGCTTTCCATTTTTCATATGTTTTCATTGCCTCAGTATCAAACATACCTCCCCAACGATCTCCTGTTACAAAATTAGCAACAAGAATGTCTATTATAGTTTGTCTATCAAAATCTCTAGCTAGTTTTCTTAGAACTATTAAATCCTTTCTTTTTAGAAAAGTTTCTCTTTTACCTTTAGCAGCAAACTTATGTTTTGTTATATCATAAGATTCTGTCGTAAAATGTAGTTTTAATGCTAGGTAAATTTTATAGACGTCAAATGGGTCCATTACAAAGGTAACTTACTCTTTTTCTTTTCCTTAAGCAAATTTAAATCTAATGCTTCTTCTTTAATTTTTGCTTTTAGATTAGATGTTAAAAACTTTCCAATACTCTCTATTTCAATCTCTTTCTTAATACAATAGTCTACTACCATATCCATACAAGGTGAATTAGAATTAAAGGCCATTTTTTCTATAAACTGAGAAAACTCCGTAGAGGTATGAAACTCTTTGGTTACTAAAAATATATCTGATATTTTTTCTTTAGTCATCTCTATTGTGTTATCCACTACTATTCTTGGTGACATCACTTTTGTTCTCCTTAACCCATTTTTTAATATAATCATGCACATCATTATGACATTCTATGTAAGGATTTTTGCAGAGGGTTTGTTGTGCTTCTCCTTTCCTATCAAATGAATGTACGACATGGTGATCAAACGCATCTGCAATAGATGAGATTGTTTTAGGATCGCCTTTGCCAAAATGTGCTGTTGATGGTAAACTAGGATCTGCCAAGAGTTGTATTAATCCTTGCACCACATCATCAACATGTGTAAAATCTCTTTCCTTCTTTCCTGTGCCAAATATTGTTAAAGGTTTTCCTGCTAGATAATCATTTTTATATTTTCTAACGACAGTACTATATTCTCCATAGTCTGCTTCTCCAGGACCATATACATTATAAAAATACATAAGAACATAATCCAATGAATATAATGTTCTATATAAATTTAATGTTTCTTCACAAACAAGTTTGCTAAATGTATATGGGTTGCCTCTAGATTCTACATATTGCGTACTAGAAGAGGTAGCAAAGAATAATTTTATATTAAAAGTTCTCGCCCAATCTGAAACTGCACATGTTGAAGCTATATTATTAACAATAGTTTCTGTAGGATACTCTAAAGAGCGTCTTACTCTAGGACTATTTGCTAAATGAAATATAGCTACTGGAGGCTCTATATGAGATTTGTGAGGATTAAAATCCTTAACATCTGATTTCCAATATTCTACAGCTTCGTGCTCGTAGAAAACATTTCCTGTTCTGTTGTCATCAACTACTGTAACAGCAAAACCATTTTCTAATAATCGTTTGGTTAAGTGTGAACCAATAAATCCACAACCACCTGTAACTATAATATTAGGTTTGTCTGTTAACATGTGCTAATTATATGATCTTTGATTGCTTTAGTCAACATCTTTATAGAAGATATGGTTATCTATCTTTACTGTTTTATTATATACTAAAGCCCATTTAGGTTTTACTTTAGGGCTGTGATACCACAGGGCTCCTTCTGTAAAATCTTGTGTTTCATATTCATACATAACTTCTGCGATTAAAAGTATATCATGATAACAAGTAATATCCTTAATAGTGTCAGGTTTTCCATCACAATACCAACTGAACTGGCATGAGTGGAGATCTATTCTTCCACTAGGATAATACTTTGTTTGTTTTACAACACCACATATAGTGTTAGGAAATCTTTCATCCTTCACTCTATTAAGTGTTACAAGAGCCACAGCCATTCTTCCTGCTGTAGACTCACTCCTTGCTTCGTGGTATATATTTTGTGCTAAACATTCTATCTCTTTTTGTTTAGCTTCTATACTCTGAGCATACATTACAAAAAATAATATTGGTAATGTTATCCATAATTTTTTCATATGGTTCCTCCTTTATTAATCTATATCTTCAGAAACTTTCTTATCCTTCTTTCGATTGTACTTAGTTTTATCCGGTACGACTGTGGCCTTGTTAAACAGCTTAGCATAACGGGCTACAGGATTCCTGATTTTTAGTTTCTTTTTACGCATAATAGTATTTATTATACTTTCGTAGGGAGTAGATTACAAGGCCTTAGAGGACCATATATTATT